CCTCTTCCAAGGGATGATCGCGGAGTGCATCGTGGAATCCAACGCATTCCAGAAGGTTTTGAAGGACCTCTTGGTGAAGGAGAGGGAAAAAAGAGGGATATACGTCTACTTTACCCATAAACCCGCGATCGTTGACAAGGATGCGAGGATCCGGGCTCGCCTGGGACCCGATCTTGCCCGCGGGAAGGTGTTCCTCGTCGAGGGGCAGCATTTGGAGTTCATAGGGGAGAAAAATGTGTTCCCTCAGGGGAGATTGAAGGATATTTTGGACTCGAGTGAGAAGGCGATGTCGGTCTTGAGGATTCCTGCTTCCCCAAAGGAGAAAACGCTTGCGACCATCTCAAGCTCGTACATGGAAGAGGAAAGGAGCGCCGTCAGTGGTCTTTGAGAGAAAGAAAAAGGTCTTTGACGTGTATTTCGTCTTGAACGAGAACTCGCAAGGAGTGGTAGCTGTGCGATGCGACTTCCCGGTAACGTGCCGGAGAAGGAAGTTGAGGGAGAAGCTGAGGAAGATGGGAATTGAAGGAAAAATCCTTCGGGTCAGGAGAAAGAAAGAGTGGGATAACGTGCGCGTCCCGCCTCCTGGGGTGACACACATAGTGGAGGCGTAAGATGGCAGACAGGGACAGAATGATCGAGGTGCTCGTGGAGGACCGGCCGGATCTTCCCCCGAACGAGGTCTTCCCGGATGAGGACATGCAGAAGGAGGTGGTGGACTTCCTCATCTCGGAGATTGCGCAGGCGGAAAAGGAGAGGGAGCCCCTTTGCGCGAAGGTGCAGAAGTGGAGGAGGCAGAGGGAAGGACGGCCTGAGAAGGACGTGAAGAATTGGCCGTGGAAGAAATCGTCCAACTCGTGCGTGCCCGTCGCTGCCATCAACACGCAGGGGATCGCCTCCGTTCTCATGGAGACCTTTGACAAGAGGGATCCATTTTGGAGGATCTCCTGCTCCGAGGATCCCGCTTGGGCCCCTCACGCCGAGGACCTCACGGAACTGTTCAGGCTCCTTTGCAAGAGCCCATACCAGCTCGACCTGGATCGGACCCTGGATCCCATCTTATACGAGACGGCGAGCCTGGGGACGCAGCCCGTGAAGGTGCCGTGGCTGACGGAGGCGTGGACGTTCAAGGCGAGAGGACCCCAAGGCGAGATACGACAGGTCAATAAGGTCGTGCATGACGGCCCGGCGATCATTCCCATTCAATTCGAGGATTTCATCACGAGGCCGTTCTATTACGACGTGCAGCAAGCGCCTTGGATCTCCCATAGATCTTGGCTCTTCGGCCATCAGATGAAACAGAGGTTCCAGCAGGGCATATTCACGCAGCCAGATAATTGGGAGGCCGGTAAGGTGACGAAGCTGCCCGCCTATAGCGAGGAACCGTTCAGGAGGGCGGGAATAGAGCCGGGGGAGGTCGAGCTGTGGACCGCGCACGAGGCGCACGTCTTTTGGGATGTGGATGGGGATGGGGTTCCCGAGGACATCATCATTACGTTCAACCCTGAAGATGGGGCGATCTATCGGGTCGAGTTCAACGATCTCGGCATACGCGAGTATGTGCTTCCTACCTATGGACGAAGGGCGTTTCAGCTCTATGGAATAGGAGTGGGGTGGATGTGCGAGCATGGGCAGGATGAGATCGACTCGCATCATAACATGAGGGTGAACGGGGCGGCCCTGGCGAACTTGCGTATGCTCGTGGCGAGGAAGAACTGTGGGGTTTCGCCCGAGGAGACCCTCTTCCCCGGGAAGATCATATTCGTCGATGAGCCGGGGGACATTGCTCCGATTCAATTCGGAGAGGTGTACCCGTCTTCTCTCGAGGCCGAGAGAATCATGGAGCAGTATTTGAAACAGTGGACGGCCATGTCGGACTACCAGATGGGGTTCAACGATCCTATACTCGGATCGAGGAACTCCGTGGGAGGGACGATGTTCCTGGCCAATCAGGGAGGGAGGATCCTCGCCGCGAAGGCGATGGCCATAGAGGAGGACATGAGCACCATCGGACAGATCATTCTCTTCCAGCTTGTGAGACATCAGACGCAGGTGAATCTGGAAATGTTCGATCCGGCGAGGCAAGAGAGGTTGAAGCAGGTGCTCGCTATGAACGTGGAGGACATTCCGACGAAGTTCCGCTTCCAGGTGCAGACTACCGACGTGGCGAAGACGGATATTGCCAAGAGGCAGGAGCTCCTTACCTTGACGCAACTGTATACGCTTTATTTCCAACAGATAACGCAGGCCATGGTGACGGCGGCCAATCCCCAGGTGCAGCAGCTCGGGCCGCTTGGATCCGAGATTATGAAGATCTCTCTGAAGCACTATACAGGCGCGACGAAGATGATGGAGAAGATCTTGAAGTATTTCGACGAGATCGACACGGGGAAGTACCTCCCCGACATACGGTTGATCGAGCAGATGGAAAGGATGATCGGCCAAAGTCAGATGCAAGGAGGAATGAATGGCCAAAGAGGACAAACCCAAAACGCTCTCCCCCGACCAGCAGGAGAGGCTCCTGTTCAAGGAGCTGGTGGGCAGCCGGGGATGGGACTTGGCGCACCGTCTCCTTCTGGGCTTGCTGGAGCAGGCGCAAGCCTCATGTCTGCGCTCAACACTGGAGGGGGATCAGCAGAAGGCTTTTAAGCAGGCGGCGAGAGCTCAGGCGTTCATCGACTTTAATAACATGATCGTGGAGTTCTCGGAGGACGCCCCGAAGGAGGCCGACGTTGAGGATTGACCGAATTATGGGCCCAAGGGAGGCTGCTCTTTGGTGGGAAAGAGAGGCGAGAAAGGAACGTCGTCATGCGTGCGAGGGGGTAAGGGATCCTTGCGTAAACCTGAGGACGGCAAGATCGACAGCCGTGCGCCTTGCCACGAGAGGGGAAAGAAAGCCGGATCATCCTCCTCCGCGCCCGTATTATCATCAGGCGCACGATTGCCGGATGGACATGGCAAAATGACCTTTGGGTCTTTTCTGTTCACCGCTTGGCTTACCTTCTCTGTGCTCCCCTTCGGGTCTGTCAACATTTATGATCCCTTGGGGCTTCCCACGAAGATACCCCTGGATCTCAGCACGTACACGGAATTGGGAGGAACGGTGAGGTGGGGACCGGCGTTTCTTACCACCTCGGTTCGCTCGGATTCATGGGTAATGGGAGATCCTAAGGGGTTTTATGTAAACGAGATCGAATGGGTGACGGGAATTGGGCTAAAGTGGGACGACCTTGAGGTGGGAATGAGAGCCGTGTGCTACCACCCGATGATTCCCTATGAGCAGAAGCTCGTATGGATAGGGGTTAAGGTAGTCCCGAAGTGGGAAGGTTCGTATCAGGAAATATATTTGACCATAGGAAGGAGATGAGAATGGGTGATGTGGACGTTCGGGTTGGCGAGGGGGATGCTCAGGAACCCCAAGGGTGGAACGACACCGATGCCGACATCGAGATCCTCGTTGGGGAAGAGGAAGATCCGGACAAGGACCTGCCCGATGAGTACAAGACGGTCTCCAAGACCGAGATATTGAAGAAAATGAAGGAGCTGGAGACAAGGGCGCAAGATACGAGCGCCGCGGTGACGCGGGGGTTGAAGGAGGTGGGGGCGCAGGTGGCTCAAGCCGTTTCCCGGCCCGTTCCTGTCCAGGTGGCTCCCTCCACTCCCATCGTGAGCCCGGATGAAATGAAGAGGCAGATGGAGGAGAGGTTCCAGACGGATCCGGTAGCGGTGGTGGCCGAGTTGATTGATAGGAAGCTCACTCCTGCGGTGAATCAGAGGGTTGGGGGAAATCTGGCCACCGCGAGGAAGCTGATAGCCTTGGATCCCGTGAAGGGGCCGAACTTTACCAAGTATGCGGCGGAGATCGACCAAATCGTAAACTCCCTGGACATGAACGCGAGGGCCAACTCCGAGGTGTATGAGACGGCTTATCAGCTCGTGATCTCGCGTCATGTGGATGACCTCGTGAACGAGGCGGTGGATAAGAGATTGAAAAAATTGGAGGAGGATAAGAAAAATGTTGCTCCCTCAGGGCACAGGGAGACGGGAAGGAACTCGCCGGGAGGGGGGCAGGTGAGAAAGACGACGCTTCGTTTCACCGAGGAGGAGGCAAGAGAGCTGAGAGCCAAGGCGGCGAAAAAGGGTCTTGACTTCGAGGACTACGTGGCATATGCGTATAAGAAGGGAGAGTTGAAGGGACATGGCCAAGGTAAGTGAAGCGGTGAGGAAGGATCCCTCCCCCGAGATTGTGTTCGTGGATTCAAGCAAAACGACCGATAATGTGAGGGAATGGGACGAGCAGGAAAAGCTGATGGCGTTCTCTGCCGAACTCGGGCTGTTTTTGAAGCTACCGGATGAGGTAGCGGCGGGTCTGTCCTACCAAAATAAGGTGGCGTATAATGTAGCCCGGGCGCTTTTTGAAAAGGCAAATGCCCAGAAGGACATTGAGCCTTCTGGGATAAGGGTATCGCAACCGGCCAATGCGAGAGCCATAAATCGTCTGACAGTCACTCCGAACGAGAAGGGCTGGAGGAACGAGTGGCATGAGTATTGGGCGGCCCCTTGGGAGTTCGACCAGCGAAGACGGGACGGCTACCAAGTGGTGAGTCCGGATGAGGTGAGGACCTTTGCGAACGTGGTGGGAGGAGCTCACCGCGTTGCGGCTGATGGAAAGGACGAGCTCATCCTGATGAAGATACCCAGAGAAGAGTTTGAAGCTCGTCAGCGTGCGAACGACGAGAAGTCGAAACGTGCCATGGAAGGGGCCATGGAGCCAGCCAGGGACGTTATCGAACGGGCGGGAGCCAAAGTGATCGAGGTTCCCAAGAGGGGCGAAGAGGATGATCGAGGTCCGAGCGGGCAACGGTTGTCCTGGAATGAGGGAGGACCGCAAACCCGCGCTCCTGAAGAGGGATAAAGGGTCCTGTTAGGACCAGCACCTCTTCCCCGTACACGCTGCGAGGAAGATCGTGGCCAATACAAAGCTGATTGACGGATTCCGGGCCGAGTTCAATGTCACCGGATCCGCTATCAGGTTTTGGAAGGGATACCTGAAGAGCAACATCGCCCTGTCCATAGGGGATGCTCTTTCGGTGGCTTCCGGCCTGATATACCGACACGGAGGAGTGGCAGGATGTCTTGGCGTCTCCGCCGAGCAAATCTCCTCCACAACGAGAAACCTGTCTGTTCTCTTCGTCCCGGCGATTGACGACATCGTGTTCTCCGCCCCGTATGGGTCGGCCACCACGCACTACATGACGACTGCTGTCTGGTGGACGAATAAGAAGATCGCGGGAACCAAGGGAAAGATGTACGTTTCTACAGGGGGCAACTCGATCTGCCGCATTATCGGGTTGCATCGCAACTATTCCAACTCGTACTACGGACATTGCTATCTTATCTTTAAGATGAGCACGTTCACGGGTCGAAGCTGAGAAAGGAGGAAGAGGAATGCCTGTTGCAACAACCAAAGGTTTTTCGTACCTCCTGGACCCGGAGTACAGGAAAATCTTCTACGATGAGTTCACGGGGTTGAGCGAGGAGTTCTCGAAGATCGCCAACGTCTCAAGCGTCGATAAGGGGGATAGGATCTCCGAGGCGGCTTTGAGCGGATTGGGAAATGCGAGGCTCATCAACCAGGGCGAGTCCGTGCAGTTCGACTCTCCCGAGCAGGGGAGGGCGAAGACGGTCTACTTCGACAAGTACGGCCTCGGGTTCCAAGTGACCGAGGAAATGTACGAGGACGACCTCACCGGGCTTATGAAGAAGATGCCTCAGCAGTTGGGAGCTTCCTTGGCCTATGCGAGGGAGACTGTGTTCTTCGACCTCCTGAATCGAGGAGCGACCGCCCACAGGTCGGCCGATGGACAGTATCTGTTCGCCACGGGGCACACGCTTCTGAAGAGTGCATCCACGTGGGCGAACATGCCCTCATCGGCAAGTGCGCTTTCTGAGACCTCTCTGGAAGCGGCGCTGGACACGATCGAAGGGTGGGTCAACGATTCCGACCGGCCGGTGCACTTCGAGCCAAGGCTCCTGCTCGTGCCCACGGGGCTGAGGTGGATGGCAAGAATCCTCCTGAAGAGCGATGGAAGGCCGAGGACAGCGGACAACGACATCAATCCCCTGATCGAGGAAGGGCTGAACTACATGGTAGGACATTACCTGACCTCGACAACCGCGTGGTACGTGGTCTGCAAGACGCACGACCTGAGATTCGTATGGAGACGGAACGCGAAGTTCGCCTCCAGTGACGATTTCGTGTCGGGAAACGCGCTGTTCAAGGGGACGATGCGGCTTCTGGTCGGAGCCTGGGACGCGCGAGGGGTCTACCAGAACGTAGGAGCGTAGGGTATGCCGAAAACACACCACTACGACTACAACTTGAGGATCTGCTTCGTCAAAGGAGTCGGAAACTCGAACCTGAGCGTCCCAGGGATCACGACGAACGATGTGCTCATCTCTGCTTCGAGGGCCACCTTCCACACGGCGGCCACCTCGACCACGAGCATAACGGGAATCGCGTACCTGACGATAGCTCGGTTCTCGATCTCGGCGGCGAACACGATTCACAAGAATGGGACGCCAAAGACGTACACGAATCTGCTTCTCATCGTGTTGTTCGCGGCGCGTGACGATTAAACGAGGAAGGGGAGGGGCAACCCTCCCCTTTTGAAACATGGGTCTCACATACGTCACGAGAACTTTGACCTTCCTCTCCATGGATGGAATCTCGTATTCGATGACGTATTTGGAAGCGAGCAATGGGACGAAAGGGCCGTTCCGTTTCGAGAAGTGGTATGAGTGCCCCACCTGTTCCATGGACTTCCCCGAGAGCCAGACGGCGATTGTGAAAGGAACTCGGTACGGAGTTCCTTGCGGGTGCTATAAGGACGGTGACTGATGGCACAAGTCGCATTTTCCTTTTCTTCTTCCAAGTTCATCAAGGTGACTTCAGGCGCTTCCGCGGCTTACCTCTCCGGGAGGAAGTACATAGAAAGCATCATGTGGACGGGTTCCACGACGAAGGGGCAGCAAATCCTTGTCAAAGAGAGCCTCTCATCAGCGTGGATATTCATACAGAGAGCGGAAGCCTCGCTGGCGGGATACATTACCCCATGGACGAGACCCCATCTTGTCCAAGGGTTATGGTTCTCGATGCCGGGAGGAACGGCTATCATTACCTTAGCGGACGGTCCGGTATGAGCAGACGAAATAAGAACAAGAACACATCTCAGAGAAAATAGGGGGGTCGTCATGCCGCTCACGAAGAAAGGGAAGAAGATTCTTGCCCACATGAAGGAAGAGTATGGGGCGAAGAAGGGAGCCAGTGTCTTCTACGCCTCGGTGAATAAGGGGACCATAAGCGGCGTTCATGGGACCTCGAATAGCCGTCGAGGACGAAGGAAGCGCGGGGGACGTTGAGCCATGATGAACCTGAGCCAGCTTTGCATGCACATCTACGAGGCCCTTGGCGAGCCGGAGGATCTCGGGGCAGGAGGAATGCCTTCCACCTCTGGGCGCTTGAAGGACTTTGCAAACATGGCCCAGGTTCGTCTTGCGAACTGGAAGTTTCCCAACGGGAGACTGCTTCGATTCCCTATGCTCTATGGCGTAGCCATGTTCAGGAGCGTGGTGAAGACGGGAACCGTCGGCGCGGGCTATACAAACTCCCTCTCCCTCTCAAGCGCGGTGGGCAACACCCTCGGGCAATACAACGACTGGATCGTGGAGATCTCCGCCGGGACAGGAAGTGGACAGAAGCGCGTCATCACGAGCTATGGAATAGCCTCAGGCACGGCGTACGAGTATAGGGCGCATATCCATTCGGCGTGGGACACAAACCCTACGGACACGAGCACGTATAAGGTTTACAAGAGGTTTTACAAGTGCTTGAGAACGTGGGATTCGTTCCTCTCGGAAAACATATCCCTGAACGACCTTTCCGATATTATGAAGATAGAGGACTTGGCTGACGAAGCCGAGCTGGACAACGACGATCGGACGATCGCTGTTACCAGTTACCTGACGGATACAGGAACTCCAAGCTCCTACCTGTACTTCGGAAACAGGATCATCTTTAACACGAACGTGGACTCGAATAGGTGGTTTCGCATCGAGTATTACCGAAACCCCACGGAAATGTCCTCTGCCTCAAGCAAGCCCGAGCTTCCTGAAGGGTGGGATCAGGGGATCATCCTTTACGCACGGTGGCTTGGGCTCGCGCGAAACCAGGAAGCCCAGATGGCCTACGCGGCGAAGAAGGACCTGGAGGACTTCATTCAAGGGATGAGGGGGTTCTACGAGATGCGCTATGAGCGAGTGAGAGGGCGGGCGACCGTCGATCTGGGATGAACAAGCTCATTCAGGATGTAGCTCCCTTCTACCCCATAGGTTCGATCCTATCCCAAAACATCGAATCGTCCCAATACGTGATGAACGCGATGCA